AGGTGAACTCCCTGCGAACCCAGCATTTGAATGACGGACAATTTGATATCAAATAGGACATCAACTGCTCCGACTATATCTTCCGCCCTTGGTCGCCGCACCCATGCCGCGAGATACGCCACCTCTAGACATGCCTTTGGTTCTTTTCATTTTACCGCCAGCTTGATAGCCCTTGGACTTCTTCATAGCTCCACCACCAACTTTTTTGGTAGCTCCACCTTTCGCCATACCCTTGGTCTTTTTCATCATGCCGCCAATCTGTTTTTTGGCAACACCACCCTTGGCCATCCCTTTAGTTTTTTTCATAGCCATAGCGCCACCAGCTTGCTTTTTAGCCGCCCCGCCTTTTGCCATGCCCTTGGTTTTTTTCATAGCCATAGCGCCGCCAACCTTTTTCTTGGTGACGCCACCTTTAGACATACCCTTGGCCTTTTTCATTTGACCACCTTTCTGCATCTTACCCTTGCCGTCCATAGCAAATGCTGGAATCATTTTGCCCGTCTTTGGATCTTTCTTCATCGGCATCTTAGCCATAATAGTTACTCCTTTGTTAAGTGATACTAATCGTTACAGTGCCTACTGACACACTAAGCCCAGCAGGTGAACCCTGCGGATCAAGAGTATCTTGATTCAAGTTCGGAAAAGAAACAATTAAAGAATCTTTGGCTCTATCGGGTCTCGGATTCAGTAATGATTGTGGATCACTAATGGCGACCCTTCCCAAAAAATTCTGTGGATGGTCTGGATCAACAACGTCTTTCCCCACCCTGAATCCCGTTGGGATACCGTTACGCATCTCTGTCACCAACTGATTGAGAGGGTAACGAAATCCTGTGCGGTCACAGAATCCAAATGCTTTACTTGCCTTGGAGTATTTCATCCTCCAGCACCATAGAATGTATTGAATGGCACGAATGATATCGTCGATGTATCTCGGTCTTCTCCAGCCGCTAACTCAAACTGGAATTCGTATTCTTGTTTTAACGCAGATACTCGATCATTGACCTCTGGTCTTTTCATTGCAATATAGTAAGCCAGTCCTGCCGCTAAACATGGCACAAACCTTGGAGGCATGTCTGCCGTCCCTGTGACACCCTCACTAATACTCTCTATACCGCGCAGTCTAAAAAACGCCAGTGTATAAGTATCAACAGAATCTGGGACAGGCCATAGGGTAGCTGTAGTTGAGGTCGCAAGCCTTTGTATAAACGCTTGGGTTGGTCTGCCCTGCGTGTTTTTGTTGGTTTGCTGAGAGTATGTAGAAACGCTGATACGCTCTACATTGGTGTCTGTCTGATTGACCCCAGTCCCTGTTCTAAGCGTCAACTCGATTACATCAATTGTGTCAGTTGGAAGAGTATAGGTGGCAGTGCCAGCAGTTAAAGCCTGTGTTCCTGCTTCTATCGTCCAAAGGTTTAGCCCCCTGTTCTGCCATTCTAGGGTGATTAGGTTTAAGGAACGTCTTGCTTGTTTAAGATCGTAACCAGACCGCATCTCTAAACCAGCTCGCTCAAACGCTTCTTCGAATATTTCTGGTAAAGCTGGAGTAACTACTGCCATTTATATCACCTGTACTTTGCCGTCTTCTTTGCAATTTTTTTCGGTTGCTTGGAAAACTGCTTGCCTGCTTTAGTCGCCTTGCGTTTTGCTTTAGTTGTTGCCGCATATTCTTTTGACGACATTGCTTTTATAGCCTTTTCTGGAAGATACCTTTCACCTGTCGCTTTTTTTCCCTGCGTAGATGGCTTGCCAGATTTAGTTCTCCATTTCTGGGCAGTCCAGTTTTTTAGCGACTGTTGTGATTTTTTCAAAGCCATCAGTTCTTATAGCCTCCACCTGCTTTCTTATATGCAGAGGCCAACATCTGTGCCTTACGAGCAGACCACTGACCGGGACGCCCACCCTTTCCTCCAGCTTTGATTCTATTAAACAAGCGTTTACGCATGGTTGGTTTTGTGTAGTTGCCAGCTTCGTTGACTCGACTCTTTGATTTTTTCTTAACTTTGCCGCCTGACTTCATACCCGTTGGACCATCATCAATATCTTTTGCAGAGCGAATGATTTCCAAATCTCTGGCATCATCTCCTGTGCTTTGGAATCTGGACATTGTTGACCTCTCTTTTTTACTAACTGAGCCAGTAAGTTGCTTGCCTATTTTAGACCGACTGATCACTACCCAACCCCTTGATTAATGCTTCTGCTGATTCTATCGGACTCGGTGCTGTATCTATAGAAGATAATCCTAGCCCAGCACCTAACGGCGTTCCCAATAGTCCAGCAAGTCTTTCGCGCTCACCTTCCCCTAGTTCCGATATTGGTGCGAGATACTCTGGGCTATATGTTCCTATGGGCGCTTGTGCCGCTCGGGGAGATAGTGTAAATGCACCGAAATCTCTAATAAAATCAAACGCTGGATCTCCGATTGCTGGCAACGAATCTATTGAGCCTGTCCCTGTCCCTGTCCCTGTCGGGAACGGATCAAACGAAGATGAACCGAAATCATATGCCGAAAGTGTTGACTGAGGCAGAATCTCCAACCCTCCTGCTAGGGGTCGAGGCTCATCTCCGTCGTCCCTAGACGCGTCATCGACCCGCCTTTTTTCTTCATAGAAATCGCTTAACGCTGGATTAAACAGGTTGCCTTCCGTTGCGTAAACGATGTTCCTGTCTCGATCATATCCACCAATAACTTCTTGCTTGCCGTCGGTAACGAGATCAATTCCAGTATCTAATCCAGTTGCCCTTCCATCTACGGATCTAACACCGCCTTCATACACAGCCCTTTCCGTAGTTCCAGTTGGGTCAATAAACGTGTTAAGAATGCCTTCTGCAACCCCGAAACCTGTGGGGACATCTACGCCAAAAACATTAATCGGGTCAGCGAGTCGACCGAAGTCTACTTTCCCAAAATTATCTGGACCGCCAAGACTTGTTCTGAAATCAAGAGCAACACGCTCTCCTGTTTCAGGATCTATAGTGCTGAGTTGCTCATAGGGGCTGAACCCCATCACTGGATTACGTTGCACCGTAGATGAAGAGTCTGGAACCTCAATTACAATATCCGCATCTCTTGATCGCCTCGCATTGATGGCCTTTTGTATATCTTCTGTCGTAGCGTCTTCAGGCAAGCCTAATTCGGCTTTTCGCCTAGCATTCGCTTCTTGAAGGGACTGAAGTGCTTCGGGTGTCCGCGTAGTTGTGTCAGTTGGCTGAGTACTTGCCTCAAGACTAGCAGTATCAACTCCCGCTACTTGGTCTGCGGGACCGAAATCAGTAATTGTATTTCGAAAATAATCCTCTCCTAAAGAGCCGGTTTCGAATCTAGTGATTGCATTAGATAAGGCATCAACATCTGTTTCAGTAATAAGCTCGTCTGGTCTTATCCCAGTTTGTTCGGAGAGATAGTTAATATACGCATCAGACGGATTTTCTGACGCAGGTGCATATCCGCCACGCAACACACCGTCTGCATCGGGCTTGCCCTTAATAAACTCTTCTAATGTTTCTGTTCTCGATGCATCTAGAGCTATTTGCTTTTCTAGAGCCTCACGCCCTTGCTCCATCGTTTCAAAATAAGCAAAGCCACCGAAGCCTTCTGTTGCACCCGGTTGACCTGCAAAACGCAGATTACCGGGGTTATTATTCAAAACACCCAAGTTCTGTTCGCTTTTTGGCACTGCTAAAGATGTATCTAAAGCATCCCCAAGATCGGAATCTCTAAATCCTATTTCCGTTGGAGTGGGTCCGTCGAATCCTGTAAATACTTTCTCCGCCGCTGTGGCCGCTTCCTCTTCACCAAGATCAAATCTTTCTTTGAGAGAATCAACAAGTCTATCAAACCCTTTTTTTACATTTTGTAATGCTTCGCCGCTCTGAATTCGATCAGCAAGTGCTTCTGCTCCTGCAACAACATTATCAATTGTAGTTGGTTCTAGGGTGGTGCTTGCCTCTTCTGCTTTATTTATTCGCTGATCGAAAACAGCCGAATAATCTTCTTTACGGAGGTTTCTTAATATCTGGTCTTCATAAAACTCTGATTCTACATTTATAGTGTCGAACTCATACGCTATTTCATCAAGTGCAGAGGTATCAACTGCAGAAGGGTCTCGTGGCATGATTCCGCCCGCTTCTATAAACGCAGACCGCGCTTCTTCCGTTTCGGGAGTATAAGAATCAATGGCAGATGGGGTAATGTCCAAATCGCCAGAAGCAATCGCACGATCTAAATTTGTTTGTGTCCCGTAAACACGCCCGCTTGCTGTAGAAACAGAAGGTTGAGAACGGTCGATGTTGAAGTTTGTTGTACTGCCAGTTGATTGAACACGACGGTCACTGTCGTCCTTTGAATAGTCAGCGACATCACTTTTAGCGCCTAAGTCCCTCTGAGGTCCAGAAGCCGCTGGCCCCATTCCTTGCTTACCAGATTCAACGTCTCCAGCATCACCGCTATCTGTATCTCCTCCAAAGCAGTACAAGACCTCTTCCATCGGGTTGTCTTTCGGATTAATAGAATTAAGTCTCATGGATTACCTTCTGCATACAGCGTACCGATGTGTTTTCTTCGGGTGCGATTAATGT